CCAGTTCCAGCAGATTTAACATCAAGTCTCCATGGGCTTGGGGTAACGGAACCAATAGCTAAATTCGTACCATCAAACACCAACGCACTACCCGTAGTCAGCACCTTTGAGCCATTGAGATATGCCACACCATTGGCTGTGCCACCTGTGACTGTGGGTGCGTTGGTGAACGATACCGCTTGGCTTGCGTCAATAGAGATCGCCGTTGTCCCGTTGGTCTGGAGCGCCAACACACCCGAGGAATCTGCGCTCGATTTCAAGCCAGCGGAGCCGCTGACTACGCCATTGTCTGCGTTGATCGTGGTGGTCATTTATGCCCCTTGTTGTTCAGCCATTTGTGCTTGATAAGCCGCAATGATTTCAGCAGTCCAAGCCACATTGCAAATTGCCGCAACATTGGCAGGGATGCCTGTCAGGTCTTGTCCCGGCGTGAGGCTTGAGCGGTGGTAGGTCTTGCTAATTTCGTTGCTGTTTTCCATGATGCGGGTGGCTTCACGATATAGAACAATGCCGTTCTCGGTGACTGTGATTTGGTCAACAGTGGTTGATTTGGTGAGTGACATGATTGGTTCCTTTAAGCTGTTGCTCTAAACATAAAAACAAGGTCAAATGTTTTGGTACTTGCTTGGGCATTTGTTACCCCTAAATTGTTTAAATTGTAAAACTGAAAAACACTTGATGATGGTGATACGCCCACAGTAAAAAAAACTGTGTAGTCGGTATATCTAAATCCGCCACCCCAATACCCTCCAGTTACAGATGGTGCTGTAAAAGGCAAACCGTTTATTTGTACATTTGCCGAACTTGATGTAGTTGGAAATGTGATGCGAGTAGCCACATAAACCATCTGTCCAATTTTTATATAAACAGCATTTGCTACGGTAAACGATAAACCTGCCCCACTACCATCAGTAGGAGTCCAAGTCCCCTCTTCATAATCATCCAAAGTGTTTGCGTCAGATGATGCTGATTGAGTTGCTGGAAAAGTGATGCCAGCACCAGAGGTGGATGGGGTTGCCGCACCAACTGAAATAGTTGTTGGGTTCGTGGTTCTTCCCGCCATCGTCACCGATTGGTCTGTCCCAAGCGTCATTGCCGTAGTCGGCGTAGCCCCAGTTTGGAACACCAAAGTGCCCGTGGTGTCGGCTGTGACCTTATAGGCCGTGGTGCTTGTGGTTGATGCGCTTATCGTTGACATTTAGATTACCACCCATTGTTGACCGCTACTTACAGTTACGACTGCTCCCGATGCCACCGTCATTGGCCCAACAGAGAACCCGTTGTTCCCGGTCTGAATCGTGTAGCTGGCTGAAACTGTTGTTGCGTTGATTGTGATGCCATTACCCGACACCATAGCCGTGGAGGTCAAATCCCCTGTGCTTGGTTTATACAGTAGTTTGGCGTTGCCTGTGTACAGGTTCTGGGCCGTTCCCGAAGTTGCCGCCGCAAATACCGGGTATAGGTTGCTTGTGGTGCTGGTGTCGTTGCTCAGAGCCGATCCACCGATTGACTTCCAAGCGGGAGATGAGCCGCTGTAGCCTTCAAATTCGTTGCTGGTGGTGTTATACCGCACCATACCAGTTGAGGGGCTTCCCGGCTGTTGTGCCGTGGTTCCCTTGCTGACCAGCAAAGCTCCAGTTGAAGTGAAGCTAGAGTCAGCCGTTGCTGTCAGGCTAGTAAATGATGCCGCCCCGTTGGTGTTGCTGATCTTAATGAAGTCACTGCCGTTCCATGCACAAACTGCGTATTCATTGGCAACGATGGTGACCCCGGTGGTTGGGCCTACGCCCACCAGCTTTATGCTCTGGGTGCTGCCGGTCTTGTTGATAACAATGTATATCTTGGACTGAGCCGGGGCCGTGATGGTGCGAGTTGCTGTACCGCTGGCCGTCCACAGGATGACTGCTTGCCGTGCCTGATTAGAGGCAAGGGTTGTGGTGCTGAGTGTTACATCCGCATCAGATGTGAGCGTGGTAGTTCCTGCAACAGCCGTGTCCAGCAGCGAGGTGATGCTGTTGTTTACCGTGTCGCCCCATGTGCCACTCAACTCTCCCGTGACCGGAAGGGCCAAACCCAATAGTGATGTTGCTGCTGTCGTCATGTTTAAACCTCAAGTTACGACTTCTTCCCAAGCTGGAGTCTGTTCATCTTGAACATTACCCCAACCGGGTGTCTGCGGGTTGTTGATATTTTGCCACGATGCGGTCTGCGTGTCATCTATGTCTTTCCAATAGACGGCAATCACATCACCCACCGATCCTCTTGCGTTTACACCTGTTAGGGCCAGCGTTCTTTCCGCAATTGAAACAGACCCAACCGCAGCATCCGCTGAAACACCTGTCAGGGCAATCAACACCTCTTTGACAACTGTGCCGACCGAGGCATCCGCTTGATTACTGTTTAGCGGGACAATGACCCCGCCGGGATACCCAAAACTCAAAACCCCGGTCAGTTCAACATCTGCGCTCTGGACAACCGTGCCAACCGCCCCGTTTGCCTCTACCCCGGTCAGAGCCTTGCTCTTGTCCCCAATAACGGTTCCAACAGCCCCAGATGCTGTTACGCCCGTCAGGGCCACAGACATGGATGGAGTGACAGAGCCAACTGCGCCAGAGGCCAACACCCCTGTGATTTCTACATCTTTACTCTGAACAACCGTGCCAACTGATCCAGCCGCAGAAACACCTGTCAGGGCAACTGTACGGGTATTCCCTACATCCCCGGCGTAGCCATAAGCTACATCGCCGTCTTCGCCCTCAGAGGTGCTGGGGGTTACCGAGCCAACTGCCCCAGATGCAGAAACCCCGGTCAGGGCTATTTCTCTATCCGCTGATACTGTTCCTACCGCCCCCGCCGCTGATGCGCCCGTAAGCGCAACCGTCATTGATGGCGTGACTGTCCCTACTGACCCAGACGCAGAAACACTTGTGAGTGCTGGTGCGCTGGTTGGGGTTACGCTTCCTACCGACCCGTCAGCCTGATCGCCGGGGACAAGAATCTCCCCGATCCCCCACGGGCCAGTACTCCACGGGCCAGTACCCCAGCCTGCCATGGTCTACCCCTTATGTGGTAGCCAAGCGCAACAGAGCAGTCGAAGTCGTGTTGGAAGGCATCGTCAAGGTGAAGGTTCCAGCCGTGATCGTCTGCGAACCAAAGGTGTGGACACTGACCGCCTTGTTACTCTGCGTAGAGTTGTAGATCAACACCGCATCAAACGCCGTGGTCAAAGTCACCGTGGTATAGGTGATTGAAGCCGAAGGGGTCCAATACGCTACACCAGCGGTGGCCGAAGAGTTGGTGGCCGCAGGCACAGTGCCGTTGGTCACTGTCACGCCGCCAGCAGAATATCCAGTCCCGGTAACTTCACCAGTGCTCGAATAAGCCGTAGTGGAAGCGTTGACCGTTGCCGATGCAAGGTACAAAGCCGCTTTGAACGTGTCAGCGGTCGTGCCCGCACGGGTGGGAGAAACGCCAAAGTTGTGGGTTGCGGTCAGTACTTCGCCCAAAAACGAAGTGGTCATTGCCTGTGTGTTTGCCATGATGTTTCCTTTAGCCTAAAGATGCGGCTTCAGCGCCAGCAAAAGCTGGCATTTTCTTCAATTGAACATGGGCAGAACGATGCACAAGTTCACCCTCCAACCAATACTCAACCCAGGTGGTTAGTTCGTTGTCATTATCTACGACTCCCTCACGCTTTTCAAGCAGGGAATCGTCCATTTCGCCTTTGGTGGTCGTGACTATCAATTTGAACTCCTGATCAATGCTGTGGTTGATGTGTTTGCTGGCATTGTGATTAAGAACGTAGCGGTAGATGTTTTGGTTGAGCCAAAATCTAACACGGCCACTGACTTATTGCCCTTGGTTGAGTTGTAGATCAAAGCACAACGCGCTGTCAGAGCTGCTGTCCAGGATACATTATCAAACCCAACATAAGCCGTATAACCAGAACTGTTAACTGTAATTCCGGTCATGATTTGACCGCCGGCCGTGTACCCCGTTGCTGACACTTCATCAGTGCTGCTGTACACAGTCGTGTCAGCATTCAAATCGGCGTTACCCGTATACAAGGCAATCTTGATCACATCAGTGGTCAAGTCATGAATGCCCTGGTAAAGCTGCGCTTTAAAGCTGGTGGTCTGGGTTTGAACAATGCTCATACAACAGGGTTCCTAACCTGACCATCGCGGTATGCATCCATACGCTGTTTGCCATCACCCAAGTTCTTGAGCAAAATAATGGCTTGCGTGTAACGATCATTGATCAGCTTAACCATGTCGGCCTCACCCTTCATGTAGGTGTAAGCCTCACACAAAGTGCCATACAACAGCGCAGAATCAAAGTTGTCGCCCAACCAAGTGGTGGAGGCCGTCACAATGGATTCTGGGTAATAGTAGTAATGCAATTCAGCGTTGTATTGAATATCTGGAGTTGGACCAAGAATAAATGACAACTCATTTACATCGTTTGATTGGGGACCAAAAATAGCATAGTGCTGGGGTTTTCCATAATCAGTAGGATTAGGGTAGCACTCTCGCATAAAGTTAACATCTTTATTCAAGAGGTACAAATAATCACCACCGCCCACAGGATAAAGCGCCAATGAATATGAGGATAAAAAGTCGTTTGGGCAAGACAAATACTTGTTTTGTGCAGTTACCGTACCAGTAACATTCTTGCGAAGATTTGCAATCTGAACAGTATTGTAAATACGCTGCTCAGCCTGTTTGATCATTGTGTTCATGTCCGTTGTATTGAACGTGTTTTCACAATAATCGCTTACAGCGACTACAAGCTGAGCATATGTCATTGCCATTTTTTAACCTTAACCCATTGGGCCACGGGCCATTACGCCTTTAGTGGCTGCGCCAGTACCGCGAATTTTGATTCCGTCTGTTTTTACATTATCACGAGCTGGGTTTCCCATAGAAACACGTTTCACAGGCATACCACCAGGAGTAGACTCGTTTGCGCTCATGCTGTTGGGATCGGTAACATAGCTTTGAGCAGTTTTAATGCTTACAGCTTTGCCCTTCATGGTATGCGGCTGAGCGTAGATGTTGGCAGAGCCAACTTCTTTGCCCATTATTTTTTTGCTGTACTTAGCCATGTTAGCCTCCACGCTGGTTCATTGCACGAGACATATTCTTACCAAAGGTCTTGCGGTCCATGCTTGTGGGACCACCCTTTTTAAGCTTCAAAGTGGTAGATTTACCACCCTTGTGCTTTTGGGCGTCATGCTGTTTAAAGGCTTTTTTGATCATTGCCTTGTCTTGTGCTGCATCTTTTTTGTCCATGATTGCTCCTAAGTTACGCTTACCGTTACTGTACCAACACTTGTGGTCGCTACCAAGTAGTTTGGCGTCAAATCCACATCAAAAAACCGCGATCCACCCACAGGGTTCCATCCCCACTGAATATCCCGTGAACCACCTTCTGGGGTTCCATATCCATCTTGACCAATCCCTGGGTTAACCTCATTAATCTGCAACCCGCTATTGCCAGATGTAACGTAACTAACGTCAGGCCTTGGCTCTCTAACAGCTTGCGGATCTTGAACTGGGTACAAACCAAGCGAAAGTTGCGGTTGATCAGGGTCCCAGCATTCTGGACAAACCTTAATCTCAAACAACTTTGTCTTGATAATCTCCTTCTTCAACTCCTTGAGCATGTACCTCTGTCCACACCGGTCACACTCGGCAATCGAATACTTACCTGAGGCGTATTGCGTAGCCATGATCAGTAGAACATTTGGCGCGGTGCTAGCCGCAAAGAAGCTTTCTCACGATCATTTGTAGATGCCCAAGCCCATTGCTCTTCATAGGCCGCTTTGAGTTCCTGCGTTCTAGCCATTGCTTCAGGAACTTTCATTGAAACGTAGTAGGCTAAGCCAGAAATTAATGGCGGGATCATGCGAAATGGCACATCTTGTGTACGGGCGCCAGCTCCAGCATCTTGCATCCGGCGCATTCTCCAGTACACAAACGTGTAAGCCCCGCCGGCATTGGGCGTAGGCCAAACATTAATGTTAGGAATGTACGTGGCATATACCGAATCACCTGCCGCATGAGCAGCTGCAGTTGTATTTGATTGGCCGCGAACGCAGTTTTGCAGCTGGTTGCCATCCAGGTTTGTGTAATTAATGATCTCACTACCAATTGTGATGTAACCGGCCGAACCAATGTTTGCCACACTTGCCAAGGTAATTACCGTATCAGTTGCGGTAATTGCTGAGCTTAACGTTGAAGCTGCAGTTGCATTTGTATTCCCAGACTGCCGATCAATCCAAACCTGAATAGGCCGGCCTTGGGCATACTTGTTGGGAATCTGCGAGTATGTTGTCTCAGAAATTCGCGTGATATTGATGTCAATTTGGTTTAGGCCAGTGCCATTGCGAACTACATGGTCTAGCAAATCAATCGTATCAATGGGCAAAGCATAGGTGAGCTGGCCCGTGTTTAGCACAATCTCACCTTGCTCAATGGTCCACAGATTAATGCCGCGGTTTGCCCACTCAATGGTAAGCAAGTTCAAGCTACGCCGCGCAGTGCGCAGCTGGTAGCCCGTTCGCATCTCAACCCCACAGCGTTCATATGCCTCTTCGGCAATCTCTTGAAACTGTAGGTTGAAGTCTGTGGTTCCAGTAGTGGTCATTTCTTAGCCGCCCTCATGTTGTCTACGAGGTTAGGGTATGGACGTCCAGCCCTTTTAGCCGTAGCTTTGGCAAACGCTTTTTGCGCCAGACTCAGCTTCTTAGGCTTTTTAGAAGGATTGGGTTTATCCCACACTTGACCACCTTCAGCAAATTGCGTGAAGTCAGTGTTGTCCCGGCGTGGTTTCTTTACGCCACTGGGCATTTTGGAGGGGTTAATATCCCCCATGCCACGGCTGGCTCTCATACCATCTTTCCACGGGTTTTACCCCGCTGGGCGCAACCATCAGCTCTTTTAGAAGCAGAACTAACTTTGCCGCCAGATGCCATTTCACGGGGGGATGGAGGCATACGCTTTTCTTTGGTAAAAATACGAGCGTCTTTTTTGTCTTCATACGCTTTAAGCTCTTTGGCCGTAGGACCACCTTGACCACCACGACCGGCGCCAGCTTTAGGATTTAAAAACTCAGACAATTTATCGTCTTCTGTAATGTAACGCATGGCTTTTTGATCGGGAACATCACTGGTACGCAGTTCAACTCCCTCAGTGTTAATGTCAACCTTATCATCTGCCATTTTGCCAACGCCAGCCGTATAAGCATAACGTTCGCCGTCATATTTTTTAGTCGCCATGATTTACCCCTTTAGCAGGCCATGCCGCCCTTACCCATTTTGATCACTGTGCCTTTGGTTTTGCCTTTTTTGGCAATGCCATCAGCCGAACGGGTGAAACCACCAGAAGCCATTTTTTTAACGCTGCCGCCTTTTTTCATGGCAGGCATTCCACCGGGAGCAGGCATAGGTGCAGCTGCAGGAGGCGCCATAGAGCCACGCTTTTTAGCCATCATCATTGCCATCATTTTGGGGTCCATCTTTGTAGCCATATCACCACCTCTTGAAAATGTTTTGCCTTTGTCGGCCTTGCTAAAATCTTTTCCCACAGACTGTGGGACTCCTGCTTTCTTGGCGAACGATGGATTGTGGGCCACCGCCTCCATGAATCTGTGCTGCTTTGCGCTATGAGAGGGCACTTCTTTGCTCCTTCATAAACAAATCAATTTTAGTCTCTAACCGGTCTAACCGGTCCATAATTCTGTTTATATCTGTGTGCAAGTCTACCTTGGTCACATATTCTTTTGGCATTTCTTCTCTGGTCTTGTTAATCAAAATTTGAAGGCGTTTGATCTCATCGGACTTTTCTTTTAAGTTCCAACCTAACAACCCCAGAAAAGCCGTCAACACAGCGTTCCAAATAGCCATTTCCATGTCAGCACTTCCAAGCCCGTAGGCTCTTATTGATACGCGAATCTGGGTCTTTGGCCGTCTTGGGGCTGGTTAGCTTTTTCTTCATGCCTTCCATCCTGGCGCAAAAAGAGTCTCGCCTGCTACCGCCCTCTGGTTGGGGAGGCTTTAGGTTCATGCCTTGTTTTTTCGCAGAGGCCCGTCCCTTGGCGTTCAAGCCGCCTTTAGGATTCTTGCCTTCTTTGCGTGTCCATGCTGGGCTAGCCATTTACTACTTCCAACCGTGACCGCCTTATTCCCTCTAGCAAAGGGACAACGACTTCTTCACGAAAATTGTTTGTGAATGTCTCACTGCCAATGTGCGGCAAGCTGATATCTACATCAATGTAGACCTTGAATCCCATTGCTGTTGCGCGGTCGCAGAACAAGTAGTCTTCTCCAACGTACCTGTCATCAACAATGTCAAAGTCAAAGATGGCTGAGACTTTGTTTCCGGTCACATTGTTTGTGTAAGACCACTCAGGATGGGCCGCAATCATCTCTTCGATCACATGACGGCGAATGAGCATGAACCCCGTACCAACACGCTTGACGCGCATCAGAGAGCCATCAAACTCAAGGTCTTCGTTCTCGTCCCAGTACAGGTCTGTAAAGAACTTCTTGTCACGCGCCCTGCGTGGGTATGCCCCAGCAGAGATGTCTTTTGAACCACCTTGAGCCAGCAGACGCAGGATGTCATCAGGCGTGACCACCACATCAGCATCAATAAACAGCAAGTCTGTACAGTCAGTCTTCAAGAACTCCGCTACCAGCGAATTACGCGCTAACGTAATGATGGAGCAGTTTGAAATATCTGAAAGCGTAATGGCAATACCAAGCCGCATAGCTTCTGGCATCAGTTGAGCCAAGGCATACGCAGTCTTGATATTGACCTTGCCGTCATAGCATGGGATGCCTATGAACAGTTTACGGCCCGACAAACTTGCTTGTTTAACTTCAGCCATAGAATGCGGTCACTGCTGTGACGTTAGTTGCGGTCATTGTGATGTACAGCGCGTTTTCAATCAACAAGCCTTCACCAGGAAACACAATGTTGTTCATCTGTGCTGCCGCTGCCGTGTCAAACGAAGCGTGCCATTGAGTAGAGTTACCCGTGGCAGTGTTGGACACATATATAGCGGCTGGTGTGGCAGTGATTGTTCCACTGTTGATGTCCACCAAAGTAAAAGCATCCGCAGTTGTTCTGGTAATTGTGTAGTTACCATTGGTAGCTGAACCACCTGTACCAACTGCAAAAGAAATACCCACTCTGTCGCCCGTATTCAACCCGTGCGCCGTGCTTGCCACAGTAACAGTAGTGCCAGAACGGCCATACGTCACGCTGGAAGAAACGGGGGCTGTAAGAGAGTCAAAGATGCTCACAGCACCGCCAGTAGCGGTACAGGAAATCGTCAATCCTTTAACCCGACAACGGCCAATGTAACCAAACCCACTTTGGTTCAGGTGAACTGAACTTACATCATATTGCATTGCCATAATCAATCCTTTAAAAAGCGGGGGCCGAAGCCCCCAAGATCAATTAAGCAGACGCTGGGTTAGCAGAGCCGTCCGAGTCACGAACGATGTACTCAACAGTAACAGTAATCGTACCGGCAGTAGCGTCAGCAGTGGCTGCGGTAAAAGTACCGTAAATGATTGCATCAGTTGTGCCGATGCTGTCATAAAGACCTGAAGTAGCCGCTGCGATGGTGGCCGGAGAAGTTTGAACCGCCGAAGTGCCAGTGTTGACCGAAGCCATATACAGGTTAGCTGTGCCAGAACTACCAATGGTAACGCCGCAGTTTGACGCGCCAGTCAGGGCAACATTAACCTCAAGGCCGAAGCGAAGAATCTTAGCGCCAGCAGGAAGCACAAACATCTGTTGTGCTGTAGGGCTTGCCAAAATCACAGAAGTAGGAGCCGTATAAGTTTGGGCAACAGTAGTTGCACCCATATTGCGAATGGTGCCGGCAGTAGTGCCAGTGGTGTTTTTAACAGTGCCCAACAACCAGGGGCCAAGGTGAGTAGCGAAACCCATAATCAATTCTCCATGCGTTATGGCATATCAATCTTGCATGACAGTCAGCCGGGACTGTTTGATACGCCGGGAATCCCGGTTTAAAAGCAATATACACCAAAAGAAAAGGGGGCACAAGTGCCCCCCTTCCATTAGGCTCCAGCAGAGCCGTACATGCCCAGAGGGTCAGACCAGCCGAAGCTGTAACGCTCACGAGCTTTGTACCGAACGTTGCCGGTGTCAAAGTCGCCGTCCATGCTGTTGGACAACGGGGTACGCACAAAGTGCTTCATGCCGTTAGGAACGTCAGTGGTAAGGAACCATGCGTTCGAATCGGTCAAGAAGTGGTTAATGCAGTAACCATCAGGGATGGCACCGTTGTTCTTCAGTGCGTTCACATCGTTGTCAGTCGTGCCAACGCGCAGCTCGGTTTCGAGCAAACGAGTAGCAACGAATTGCAACTGAGGAGGAACAACCAACTTCTTGGGCTTGGCTGCGATCAACAGGCCGCGCTCATCCGTCCACAAGCTGATCTGAATAACTGCGTTTTCCAACGAAGTCTCATTCAAGTCAGCAGCGGTCGAAGGAATGTTGCTGTTGGTGCCGCCAGAAACCAAGGGATGGCTGGCGCTAAACAATGCAACGCCATCACCGCCGGTATAGGACGTTGAAAAGCCATTGTTCAACACGGCTGCAGCTTTAACCTGCTTGGTGTATGCCATTGCACGGGCCAGGGCTTTGGTGTAACGAGCAGACAGGCTGTCGTACAGGTTGTCTTCGATGGCCTCTTCGGTCAGCGAGAAACCTAAAGCAATGGTTTCGTGGTTGTAGCGAGCGGTCCAAGCTTCCTGCGCATTATCATAAGAAATGGCAGAGCCTTCGTTTTTCACCGGAGCGGCGTTGAATCCAGACAGTTTGGTTTCCTCTTCAAAAGAACGCTCAGAAGTCTCGGTTTCGTAGATTTCTTTGTGTTCTTCGCCGTAGCGTGCATACTCCAAACCAAACAAAGCGTTCAGGCCTGGGAGCAACTCTTTAAGTAGTTGTGCGCGTGAAATTGCCATTTTATATTACTCCTTAAACGCCAGTGGTACTGGTGTACTGGTGCAAGTTGAACTTGACCAAAAACTCGTAATAGGTCGTGGCAGCTACACCAGCAGGGCCGGTAGCAGTATCAGGCACAACATCAATTACACGAACTGGCAACGTATTGGTCGTGGCGGCTGAAGTACCGTCAATACCGTAATACGAGTCACCAGTGGCGGTCGAACCCGTAGCAACAGAAATTGCCACGTTTGAGCCAACAATCGCTCGGGTGAACGGATTGGGGACAGTAGTCTGACCATTGGTTGCAACAACCCGAAAGATTGCATTGGGATCATCCACAACATAGCCAAAAGCCATATTGGTAGATGTTGACAAAGCAGCCGGGTAGTACTGACCTTGAACGGTTTGACCGCTTGAGTTCACGTACTGACAACCAACCAATACACCAACGTTAGTACCAGTGTCAGTGGTGCTACCAGCGACAAGATAGCCGCTCGTATCAACCTTGACGGTATCGCCGTTGAGAATAGCGGTCGCGTAAGCTGGCGCTACAGGGATTTGACGGATCGCTCCGGCGTAAGGTAGACCATCCAATCGGTTGATTGGACGAAAACCATACGTCTTGCTGACGGTGGGATAAGCCATTTCAAAAGCTCCAAAAAGTTAAGCACCTTTGCCAAAGCTAGTTGCAGATTTACGCTCAGAAAAAAGCGGCATCCGAACATCACTTTGACGCATAAAGCTATTGTCTACAGCATCTGTCTGAGCCTGAGTCTGACGAATGAAATAATCATTACGCTGGGACACAAACTCTTTTGGAGTCTTGCACAACAATAACCCGCCAATTTCAACGTTGTCTTTGAATCGACTCGCTGGATCAGCTAGCAGTTGAAACTTAGGCTGCTCAGTCAAAAGAACTGGCTCCCATCCCTCTCGGAGTTTGGCCGAAAGATTACGTGGGTCAGCTGCATTCAACGTTGAAACCCGTATCCAGCGATATGAATAGTCGGGATGCTTGTCCGGTTCTGGTAAAAGTTCCGGCAACGCCCACTGCTTGGGACGTTCTTCTGCATTACGATCTTCAAGTTCTCTGGGTTTTCTGTTTTCAGCCATGATTAGGCCTCCAATTTAAGTACTGCATGAGCATATTGCTCTGGAGTTAGATTTAGCTTCTTTGCGATTCCTAGTTGACTTCTGGTCAAACTAATCCTCTTGGAAGAAGTAGAGCGTGTAGCCGGTGCAACCACCAAGCTTGGTTTTGTAGACCGATTACCGGTCCTTTGGTTGTCATCTTCCAGTTGGTCCTGAAACTTTTCTGGAAAACGTTGTCGCATTGTCTCATTAATGCGCCGATAGTACTCTGCAGATGAAAGCGCAACGCCTTCTTCCTTGAGGACTTCGTGCAAAGCCAAGGCCATGCCAGTCATCAGTTTGTCCTCGCCAAACCAAGAATTCTCTTTTTGCCAAGACTGAGCCTTGGTGTCTACAGGAATGGTTGGCGCGGTTCTTTGGGTAGTTTGTACCTCATATTTTTCTTCTTGTAAAGCTGGTGGCTTGAAATTTGATACTTTTTCTACCTTAATGGAGGCAGAATTAAGCTTTTTCTGAGCTGCAAGTAGCTTTTCTGAGTCACCAGACTCATATGCTTCCCGGTATTCCCGTTCAGCATCAGCCATTTCCATCTCTACAGACCGCTTTACAGACTCTAAAACATGCTTTTCACTGTTATTTAGGTTGGATTTGAGCCTATTGTTCTCTTCAATAAGCCGTTTTGCCAGATTAACAGCCTCGGCCTGCTCCCTTTGAACAGCTTCTTTTTCTCGCCGTTCATCATGAGCCAGTTTTTTGAGCTGGACCAGCTTCTTCTTTACCTTAGATGAGTAATCTTCCAGCTCATCGTTGTACAGCTCTTCCGCTATCTCTTTAGGTAAAGGCGCTTTGTTCCTATCATCTTCGGGGGTATCGTCTTCAATGTCAATTTCTATTTCATCTTCGACTTGACCGCCTTTTGCTTTGGAATCTTCAAGTTCATCAGGAAACTTATATTGTTCGTTTGCCATGTTTTCTCCTTATTTGCGCCGAATGCCGCGAGGATCGTCAACAATGCCCTCTACAGAGTCATCATTGATGATGCGGAATTCTTTGCCGTGGATAATTAACCGGGTGCCGGCGTGGGGTCTAACTAATATAAAGTCGCCTTGCTTGCACCAAGGACCGCTCGGAAAACGAGTTTGGTCTTTGTAGCAATCTGGCCCCAAATCAACCACAAAAAGTACGGTTGTTAGGGTTTCCTCCATATTGATAGTTTCGTCAGCTTTTATTAAGCCGCTGTCAAATTCCTTGTCCACTTCGGGGATTGCACAAAGAATGCGATACCCAGAGGGCCGTGGTAGTTGTTTTGCTTTTTCCTCAACTGTCTTAGAAATGGTTCCAATAATTTGGGGATTGTCTGGATTGGTTGCCAGTAAGATTTCACTCGTCATCTGATTCCTGTAGTCTGTGTTGTAGGTCATTTAAAAATAACCGCGCAGTAAGTAGACCTTTCACTTCTCCGCACGTTTTTTTGTACTCCCCAAAGTCTTTAACATTGTCATCTGCTAAAGCTTCTTGAAGTTGCAAAACTCTGTCATTGATCTTGCTGACCACATGTTGTAAATATTTGTCAATCATGATTTGCCTTGGGTTGCTTTAAATCGTTCGATTTTCAACTTAGCCGCATCGTTTTTAGACTCTTCTTGTATCCGCAGCAAATCTATATCTTTTTGCATTTGGATGCGGTTGTGTTCATTTTGAACCTGGGCCATTTTGGCCGTGTTGTCAGTTTGAATTTTCTGAGCTTTAATATCCACCTCTTTATCCCGAATTGCCAGCTCCTTCTCCTGCATCTGGATAAGCGGATCTTTGGCAAGCTCTTGTGCTTTTTGCTGTGCTGCAGTTGCTTGGTTTTGCTGCAACAGTTGTTTACCAGCTTCGGCAATAAGCTTAGACAACTCAACTTCAATCTCAGGCGGCAGCTGCTCATTTGGAGGTGGTAACACAACGCCCATACGTTTTTCCATCTCGGCCCGGTAATGGAATCCCAAATGTTCGGCAATGTGTGCCTGCAATGCAGCCATGATTACGTTGGCCTGTGGGTTTTGCCCAATGGTTTTCATAATCAACGGGTCTTGCATAAACATCGTATGAGCTGCAATGTGTGCATCCTGGTCTTGGAAAATAAATGCTTTCATTGGCTTACCCTTTAAAGCATTCATATTCTCAGAGATGGGATCTTTGGGCATCTCATCATCTTCCAAAGGCACCAGCTTTTGCGCATTCTTAATACCCAGCACATCTAACATCTGGCGGTGCAGCTGCGGCAGGTCATAAATCTGCGGGGCCATTTGAGCCAGCTGGATCACTGCCTGATATTGAACCACTTTTTGCGCCATGGTTGACGCATTGGGGTCCGACACAGGAATAACATCCACTGCATCATAATCAGACTGCTTAGCCTTCTTGCTACCTTCTTCGGGCTGGTAGGAATATTCGGCAGGCGTGTAGTCCCGAATAATGTCTCTCAGCAAACGCAGCTCTTGCTTAAATGAGTAATGAATCCTTGCCTGGACGGCCGTCATTACCTTTAAAGTTCTTTCCAATATCGCAAGAGTAGTACCCACAGGGCTGTTGGCTGACATGTCAGCAACTTGAATGTCTGCAGCCGATGCAAACCTTCTACCCTCGTCAATAATTTTGTCCAACAAGCCTGCCAATACTTGGCTTGGCTCTTTATATGGCAAAGGCATAAAGTTGTCTTTAATTGCCCCGCTTGGAACGTCCACATCGCGCCATTCTGCCGGCGCAATTGGCGTGTCATCCCCCTTGATCCTTAAACCACGGGCTTTGAAGCCGCCGGGAAGGTTGGAAAGAGTTCCAGCATCTACCAACATCCGCAAAATAGATGTTCCTGACTTGGCAAACGCCCCAACTAAGTGAATCAGGCCAAAACAATAGAACCCAAAGCCTGGGACGTATCCATAATGGACAAAGTGTTGCCGTTTTTTATGGTTTTTGTCCTCAGGGCGCCAATTTCTGCGAATGGACAAGCATTCTTGACTGCCTTTTTCGATGGTAACTATGTATGGAAGGGCAATTCCAGTTGGTTCGCCATCCTTATCTTTGTGTTCAAAGCCTGGGAGGTCCAGATCAACACACATTTCTAGCAATTTATACCGGTCATCACTTGAAGCTCGGAAACCCATCTTCTCCGCAATCTTTTTTTCCACCTCGTCCAACGTATTTTGCGGCTCACCCAGATCAACATCCAAATAAAACCCAGCAACCTGTAGTTTTTTCAGATCATTCTTGGTTTTGCGCATAACGTGAGTCACACGCTCAGCCGTTTCCAAGTTGGAAGCACCATATGGCACCACCATATCCTCGGCCGGCACAAAAATAGACGTTTGACGGTCTAGGTTTGGATCAAAATACACCTTCTTAAAGGCATTGCCAGACAATCCCAGACCCCAAACCATCCTCTCATGCTCTGGCCTGAACTCGGTCATTACATCAGTAAGCTCGTAGTTCATGTCATCTTGAACCCGCATTGCTTTATCGCGGGTTTCTGGCGTGTCTTTTCCAATGATCTGCGTCTTGACCGGCCCGGCCGCTGGGAAGGTAGACATCATTGTCTCAGCCTGAAACTTTACCAATGCCTCAGACAACAAGGGATGGTAAACACCACACGCCCCAGGCCAAGGGTCTGTGCGCTCTTCAATCTTCAACCCCAAAAGCTGCAGCCCGTCTACATACGTTTGCATCCAATCGCGCCTTGAACTTACGTCTTCTTCAAAGTCGGAAGTTAAATCTTTAACCAACTCGGCCAAAGTTTCGCTGTCTAAATGCTCGGCCAGATTGGCATCAAAGTCATCTTCTACATCGCCCGTTAAAGAAATTTCAACATCACCAATATTGATGTTCAATTCCTCGGGATCGACAATTTCAATCTCAATGTCAGGTTGGTCAATTAATGATTCCAAACCCTCTGGGGCTTCGTACAAAGATTTCTCAATCATATGCGTCCTTAATAGTAAGCCGTTTTTCGTCTGAACTGAAGTGGTTCATCCTGCTCGTCTGTTTGTAGCCGGATAAACCCACCCTTTCTAAATCGTATCAAAGCCTGTGTGGATGAGTCCACCAAGTCATCGTGATCCGAATTAGGAAATGCCGCCATCTCTTCAATCAACTCATCTGCCCATCTTGTAGCTGGCGCCCAAACCTTGCCGCTTGCAAATAAGTCAGCTACAGAATTGATCCTAACCATCTTATCATTACCCCTACTCGGTGTAAATTCACTTACAGGAATCCCCATCGCCCTCAATTCAAAGATCAACGGCGCTCCAGACGCCTTCGCTTCCACAATAAAAGCATCCGGCTCCCATTCCCTGTAATGGTTAAATGCCTTCTCCTTCAACTCGGGAAACTCCATCCGCTTCTTAAACGCATCCAACAAAATTACGTTGGCATCGTTCTCGTTCTCATCTTTATAAAACACCCCCCAGGTCGTACAAGCCGAATAGTCAGCCCTCTCAGACTTGGTAAATGCCGTGTCCCATGACTGGATAATAAATTCACACCTCGGTGGCTTCTCAGGTTTCCACTCCTGCCACCACTCCCTCTTGATAATTGCCCCCTCCTCAGAGGTGGGTTCCTGTTGGTACTGGGCATTCCACTTCCCCGCCGGCAGCTCAAGCTTCAAAGCCAACAACTCATCCAGGCTCCAAAACTCCGGCCACAAAGGCTTTTGACTGGGCAATATCGCTGGAAAGTTAATCACCTCCCAATGCTCACCATCCTTGTCAATCATCGATTGCAAAATTCTTCCAGTCAAATCCTTCTTTGACCACCTCGTCATCACAACCACAATCGCCCCGCCCGGCTGCAAACGCTGCCGTGGTCCAGATGTGTACCACTCATACACCTTGTCAAAGATCTCAGGACTCGTAGCCGCCAACGCCGCTTCCTGCTCAGAGTGAGGGTCATCAATGATCAAAAGGTCCGCACCCTTACCCGTCACCGTACCCCCAACACCAATAGCAAAATACTCCCCGTCCCCAGAAGTCGCCCACCTTCCAGCCGCCTTACTATCCTGCCTCAGAGCCACATTTGGAAAGATTTCCGCATACTGACTAGAGTCCACCAAGTTCCTAACCTTCCTACCAAACCCCACCGCTAGATCCGCAGTGTTCGACGTCTGGATAATCTTCTTATTTGGGAACTTCCCCAAAAACCAGCTCGGCAGCAAAAACGAAGCAAACTCCGACTTCGTGTGCCGCGGCGGCATATTAATAATCAACCGCTTTAGCTTCCCCTCCGCTATCTCCTCAAACTTCTTAGCCATCACCTTATGGTGACGCCCATCAATAAACCCAGGCCACATCGCCTTCGTAAACTTCAAAAACGATACGTGCGCCTCCTCCCGCTTCTTCGCTCGCCTCAACTCATACAAATCCTCAAACACCTGCTCCTGCACATTGATAGGCAGCTTCTCAATCGCCAATGCAATCGACTCTATGTTCACTCAATACTCCGGAAATTTATATACACCGGCCGGATAGACCTCGGGCGCCTCGGCAACCTCTTACATATCCCCAAATCACATAACCTACTCATCACCCGATTCACATTCCCACGCCCCCTATCCCCAGTCATCCTCATAATGTCATCTATAGACGGCCCATACCCCATCTTCTTCCAATACTCATCAATACACAAAAACACCACCTTCTGCTTCGGCGTCATACACCTATCCATCCCATCTTCCAAACCCTTAACCTTCTTAATACTTTCGTTACGTTTTGGTAAATTTACCACTTCACGCATCTCTGTTTCCATTTTTTATACCCCCCTCCCCCTCTTCCATTTCAAAAGACATGGGGGGGTCCTCTGCTGGTAAATTTACCACCTGATTTTCTGGAGATTGTTTGAGTGGAATAGTATGCGGATGCGATGCAGGCCCGGCCGCGTCGATCTGGGCGGGTGCCCCGGTGGTGGGTCCGCTGGAATGGCCTTCCAAATTGCCCTCCTCCTTGGCGCCATCGTCCCCAGCTGGCTCAATGCCCTTCAGCTCTTCCAATAGATCCAGGCCTTCATCGTTGACTTGCACATCAGTCACATCCTGCAGCGTCTCCATGATCCGCGCTCGTATGTCGCCAGACTTAGAGATCGTGGTAATTTGTTTATGCTCCACAAAAGCCCCAACCTCGAAAAGCTGGCCCAGTAACTTAAGGCATTGCACGCGCTGGGCCGGTGGAAAGTCCTGGTCCAGGGTGTGCTGCACCAGCTGCTGGACCAAGAGACTCTTCAATTGAGCGGGGGTTCGATGTTTCTCTGCTTCTATTGCCAGGGCGTAGGCCTGGACCTCTGCCTGTATTCGTGTATCGGCTGCCAACCTATATGGAGCGGCCACTATTGTGCTGGGTGCTGGATTCTTGTTATAGCTGTTCCTGTAACTCTGGGCCTTCGTGTGACCCAATGCCAGCTGCCGGGCGAACTCTCTTTGCTT